TTGGTCAAAATAAACATATTGTAGCCATGATCCTTATACAAGGTCAGCGTTTCTTCTACACCGTGACATAACGGATATGTGGCATTGAACACTTCATCACCAAGTTCGAAGCTCTGGTAAGCGGCCACTTCATCAATTGGATTGCCTAACATAATATCAATCACAGTTGATGTCGAAGCAAACGAACGCGGGAACCGAATACGATTGAATCCATCTGGCGTTCTTGTGAAATTCACATCAATATCTTCACGAAGCTTCTTGATAATGTCAACATCTAAACCAGTGCGTTCGTGCTGATACTGAGCAAACTTTTGTTCCTGTTCTCGGTAGAACACACCACAATCTGCTAATGTGTCATCTAGATCAAAGATGAGATTTTTAATCACACGATTACCCTATCTCTTTGAGAATAACTTCGATCTGAGCAGGAACGGTAGAAGCATACTCAGGATCATTTTCTATGATATAATCGAAGTCGGTATAGTTGTCAAGTGCCGTTTCACTGATGTGTAGTCGGGCTTCCGGAGACAACGAATTTGCTTCAGCACGCTTGGGTGCATTGATACGAATGACTTTGCCGCCCATGTTCTTCACAAATTCTACCTCGTTAGGGAATCGAACATCTGTAATACAGAACTTATCTATATTCCAATTTATATTAAGATGTTGCATCCACGCTTTAGCTGTGTTTAGCCAAATATCTTCACCATATATTTCTCTACCTTCTTCGGTTCCCATTCTTTGTAGAGACTTTCTTACTGATGGTGGTTTGGTATAAAAGACTTCTTCGTATGTGGCTAAACTTCTACCAATCGTAGCTATCTTGAAGTGGTCTGCGAGTGCCCATCGGTGAAACCCATTCACTCGTATAAAATTCTCAAATAGATAGTCTTTGCCAGTTCCAGATTTACCACTCAATCCAATCACTTGAATATTCATTGTGTCGTCCTAAGTAACCTATGGCTCTTTCGAGGTTTTGAATGTTATCTTTGAAGTATCCCAGTGCTCTATTACAGGGATTGCATAATAGTTCTCTTACCTTGCCAGTTTTGTGACTGTGATCTACAACTAACTTTTCGCCAACTTTTAATTTGCATATAGAACACAAATCGAACTGTTTAGACCGTAATGTGGTAAAATCTGCTAATGATATACCATACCTTCTTAATAGATCAGAGTTTTTCTTTTTAGTTCGATAGATTTCTCCGACCTCTTGTGATGCTCGTTTGTCCCGATGATATTTTCGATTACATGGTTTACAACGATTCAAGGGCTTTGGTTTAGTTACAAACTCAACTTCTAAATTTGTAACACCACACTTTTACAAATTCGCACAATTAATTGTCCAGTGACAGTAGACGATCTACTTCCGATTCACTTCCTGCCTGTCGAACCATTTGTTCCCACAGTGCCTTCACGTGCTTTTCACCAAGCTTATCCGCGTCTGCGATTATTGCCTGTCTTTCTTCTTTGGATAACTTCCAAATTTGAACTTCACTCATGTTTGAATCCTCTAAATCCGTGTGGATGAACTTTTGTGTTATTCGGCCCATTGTAAGGTTGTGCACCCCACTTCCAATCATATTCAGCGAACGCTTGGGCTTCACGGTCGCGGAACTTTTGTGATTCGGCATTCTTCTTCGTAGCGACACTACCAAAGTGATAGAGTCGGAGTCGTCTAGTTCGTGGGAATACAAAACCTAATAGTTCAAGCTTCAAAAAGAAATCCCAGTCACAGACATTCGGACTGTTATAGAACACATCAAAACCACCACAAGCCAAGTAGTATTTCTTTTCCATGACGAATGGGAAGATGTGACCATCGAAATGTAGTTCTTTACTAAATTGACTTTGTTCAAAAGAAAGCCATTTTTTATAATCAAAAGACTCTACATTTTGACCAAGATCATGAACTGGAAAATTGAACATTCCAGGCCCCGTTGGTTCAACTTGATCAACGGTTAGAACGAACTTATCATTATTAGTATTCCAATCAGTTTCACGATGTTCAATAACATCCATCAATCGTGAGTCCCAATGTGTCGGCATCACATTGTCATCGTTGATGATGAACACATATTTGGTCTGACTTTGCATCACACCAGCATTTAAGGCAAATTGCATGCCTCGATTCTCACCAAGATCAAGATACAACACTTCGTCGTACTTTTCAAGTACCTCTCGACTCTCCTCAAAGAATCCATCTACAATAACCAAAATGTGATTATTTGGATCATCACGATTTTCGGTAGCCGACTTGAGGCAGAGATCTAAATATTTTGGATTACGATAAGTCGGGATGATTAGCGTAACATTAAATGGATTCGACATAGAACGGAGCACGGACGAAGTTAGTATTCGATTCTGCTGCCTTGAGTGCTTGGACGATACGCTCGCCGGGATGCATGTTCAGTCCGTTTGTAGACTGTAGCGATCCATGTGCCACATCTTCACCACTACCCAAGGCAAGATAGTTGGTAGAACTTGGCACTACGCAGTAGTCTTCACCGATGTAATAGATTTTCTTTCGCCAGCCTAGCAAGAACCATGATCCCGACGACTCTACACCTTCACGGCTAACCAACACACCATGCGATTTATGTGCTCGCTTGATTGCCGGAATAACCCGATTAATCAAGAACTTGATGTCACTCATACCGTCTTCGGGATTGAAGATTGGCAAATTCAAATCGTGCTTGACGACCTGGCAATCACGAACACTGCCAGCAAACCCGAAAATCATCTTTTCCTTTTCACCATTGATGACTAACAATTCTGTGGTGAATAGTTTGTTTTCATCAGGCGGTAACAGAATGTGCGTGTGGTTGTTGCCTACAAAACTATCACACCCCATCCAAATCTTATCCTGATCTACTACAGCTGCAATACAAGTCATTAAACCTCCGATAGTATACTTTGCCAATCACTCATGTTCTCGGGTGTAATTCGATAGAATTTACAATCCAATGATTCTTTAACTTCTGATTCTTTCAACACATCTTTTTTGTGTCGTCTTGTTCGTTTGTGATATGTTTCGTCAAACTCGATAACGACATTTTCTGTTGGTTCATAATAGTCTAAAAACCAACCACGAATTTGATACTCACCGCCATTCTCAGCATGTTGGCCATTCCAACCCATTTCACGATTGATTTCATCGAATAGCCGACATGCAAGTGGATTATAATTTGGCGTAATTTGACCAGAACGACTTATTACTCTATTATGGTGTATTTGACGAAACTTCTCTCGTTGTGAAGGTTGTGTATTTGGATGAATTTTGTCTATCCAAACCTTTCTCATTTTCTGCTTAGTTTCTTCACTATGAGGTTTACCTAGTCGAGACTTATTGCCCTTATTAGCAGCAGAAATTTTTTTCTTGTGTTCTTCACTGAATTTTTTACCCAAATTAGATTTTACTCTGGGTGATGACTCGCTCATCTTTTGACGAGTTTCATCGGTGTGTCTTTTGCCAGTCCAGTGTAACGGTCTGCACGAGTAACATGCCTGTCTGGTTTTTTCGGCTCTTACAAATGACTGTTTCCATTTGTAAGTAAGTTCTTTAGAACACTTAGGACATTTTCTTTTATACTCGTGATTTCCAGTATCCATCGACTAACGCCTCCGGTTTCCAGTATTCATACAATCCACGATCCAATTCATACTCCTTCCAAACAAATCTTTCACGCTTAGGTTGGGTTTTTGCCCACTCCCACATGTTTTTAATCCCGTCGTATATATCTGTCTTGTGTTCAAATCCAAGAATGTCTACAGACTTTTGCCAAGTAGAATAAGCATGTCGAACCTCATGTCGTGGCGGCAAATGAATGATATTGACACCGGAAAGCTCCTTCACAATTTCAGCAACTTCTAAAATCGTGGATTCTTTTATTCCGCCTAGATTGATAATCTGTTTACTTGCACGAGGATCAATGCCAGCAATCCATAATGGTTCTAGGCTATCGGTCATTTCACTAAATGCCCGCGTTTGCAAGCCATCGCCATATACGGT